TCCGCGTGGAACATCACGTAGTCCTCGACTGCCTCGCGGGTCCATCCCTTGAAGCTGTCGGGCACCTTGGCCAGAAGGTAGTCTGTGATCTGCGGGATCAATCTTGGGGAAGGGCTCGGGTTTGGAAGATGTAGATCTCGCTCTGCTGCGAGGCTCCAGTGATCGTGTCAAAGGCGCGTGCCACAATGTACAGCGTGACGTAGGACGCGGCGCCAGGGAACACCGAGGTCATTGTGAACGGTGCCGTGTAGGTCTGGAACGCTGACGTGTTCTGGATTTGCCTGATGTATCCGATCTCTGAATTAACGTCGAACTTGATCGTGGTTGTCGCTGGTACTGTTCTACCAAAAAGGTCGGCGATGGTTATCAGTGTCGAGTTTGGCGCGATGATTACCTCGAGGCTCTGCGGGTCAGTTGAAGCGCTGTTGGAATAGATGATCGGCACCGTGGTGCCGGTCGGTGTCGCTGCTCCCTCGTTGAACCAGGCTGCGTGCATTAGGCTGCGAAGTTGGCTACCTGTTTGCCGTAGACGTTGGACCCGATGCAGGTGAACACAAACAGGTCAGCCTTGTTTGCGCTCGTGGTCAGCGTCGGTGTAACACCGCCCTGCCAATAGATGGTCTTTCCGGTGGCTGCCCAGGCAGTGATTGCAAGATTTCCGACTGCAGTCTGTTTCACCTTCACCAGCACGGTCTTGCCGTCGTCGTTGGCTCCGAAAGTCAGCGTGATGGTCGGGTTGGTCGCTGGCGTCAGATCCCAGGTCAGGCTTGTTCCGACGTTGACGTTTGGAGTGGCCGAACTGCTAGCCTGCGGGGCCGTGGATAGCTTGGCCGATGTGACCGAGTTATCCTTCAACCGGATGTTTGTGCCGCTGGTCTCAATGGTGACCTCGTCGGGCACCAGGGAGAGCATGGTCTTGACGTTGGCCACCGTCAGGTCCAATGCGGTTGCGGTCGACCCGGTGTTGTTGCCCTTGATCGTGTTGGCCGGCATTGTCGCCAGCTTGGCGTTGGTGACAGCGTTGTCGGCGATCTTGCTGGTGATGACAGAAAGATCTTGGATTGCCGAGGTGTTCACCGAGTTGGCGCCGATGGTCAGCGTGCCGCCGTCGATGGTGCCCGTGATGTTGACCGTGGGCGTGCCAAGGAGGTTGAGCGTCGAGGCCGACAGCGTGGTCGTCGGGCTGATCGTGGTGCCTGGGGTGACGTTTACGAAGAGTGGCATGGTGTTTTAGACGTCGTTCTTGCCGTAGAGTCGGAATGCGATGCCGATGACCTTGGCGCTGTAGATGTCGAGGGAGCCCTGGTCGGTGGTGATCAGGGGCTGCACAGAGGCCGAGTGCTTGCGCAGGCGGGCCTTGTGACTGAAGAACTGATGCAGGCCGGCCTTCCACCCGTTGTTGCCGGTGCGGAACTGGGTGGTCACCGAGTAGTCCTCGCGGTACGGGGCCAGGAAGTTGTCGGCGGTGTTGTTCGTGTTGTAGGTGCCACTGCCGTAGGTGTAGTAGGCCGTGCGATCCTTGGTCTGATCGGTTGCGACCACGTAGGACTCATTCACGCCGTCGAACTGCGCGGTGATGGAATAGCGGGTATTCCAGTTGCCCAGCTCGAACTGGATGTCGGTCCACTGCTTATGGTCGACGTTGTCCTCCCCGGTGTAGCCGCGGAAACGAACCTCGGTGCTGATCTGGGCCAGCACGCCGGTGCGGTCTACGTCCACAAGCCCGAGCGGGTCGAACTGGTGGATCAGGCCGCTCTGGTCGGCCCAGCACAGCGTATCGGTGCCTGCCACGATCACGCGGCACCAGTACTTCGGAACGAGCAGCGAGCCCTCCCAGTAGCCTTCCCAGGCCTTGTTCAGGAAGTTGTAGACCAGCGTGCGCTGGTTGGTGCCGTCACCGCCCTCTACCGGCACGCTCAGGATGTAGCGGTTGGCGAAGTAGGTCGCGCAGGCATTGCCCCAGTAGGCCTGGTCGATGTCGTCGACGAGATTCTGAATCTGGTCGGACAACGGCACCACCACCGACTGGCTGATGCCGAACTCGGTCTGCCGGAGGCTGATGATGCCGCGTTGGGAGAGGAAGATGACGTCGGAGCCTGTGCCTGCGATGGAGGCCTGTGACACACACCCGAACTCCCGGGTGACCTCGGTCAAGCGGGTGGTCGACAGGTCGCCGTAGAGGTTCTCCACGGCCAGGACCGAGCGCTCCTTGAAGACCAGCAGCGTGGTGGCGTTGAACGGGTACAGGGCCACCACCCGGTCATTGCTGCCGGTGTTCAGCTTGAACTCATTCAGGATTGGGCTGTAGTGCAGCGGGTCCAGCACGTCGGAGACAGCCAGGTAGTCGTTACCGTAGAGCAGCAGCAGGCGGTTCTGGAAGTACAGACCCTCGCGGCCCGGGGGCACCGAGGAACCGGAAGCACTCGAGCGCTTGATGCTGCCGGTGATGTTGGACGTGGTGACATCCACCAGGGTCGAAGGCATGGCCACCGAGGCAGTGGGGGTTGTTGAATAGACGCCCGCATTGACGATGGTGACTGCGCTGACGATTCCGTCGGTGACGGTAGTGGTCAGGCTGGCGGCCACACTGAATGTGCCGGAGACCGTGATCACCGGGGCCGAGAGGTAGCCGGAGCCCTGGTTAAGGATAACGACGTCGATGATTGAAATGTTGGGCGACGTGCCACTGGTCGTGAGCTGTATGACTGCCCGATTGGCGTCGTTCAGCGAGTCGGTCTCCTCGGTCGTGCCCGAGAACAGGCGCAGCGTGTTGTTGTCGACCGGGTAGACGTAGTAGATCTTGTTGGTGACGTTGGCCCCACCGTTTTCAATGTTGGTCAGCGTGACCTGATCGCCCGGGATGAAGTTGTGGTTGAAGACCGCAATGGTGTCCGCGGTAGCGTCTGAACTGTTGATCGAAAGAGTGGACGGGATGCGGTCGAACCCGGCGTCGAGCGCAGACGGGTTGGTTGCCGTGCTCTGCATCAGGATCGGCATCCCGTCGTTCAGGTTGTTGACGATGTCCTGCGCCAGGTCGTAGCCGGTCGTATTGCTGGCCAGCTCAATATAGTATCGGGCGTTGTTCTCCGGGTTCAGTGCCAGCGAGTTGGTCTTGGCCCGGGCATCAGCGAGAGTCAGGTGCAGCGAGACCTCTTGATTGACGACGTTGACGTAGAGCTGGAAGCCCTGGCCGGAACCGAGGGACGCATTCCAGAGGGGAGCAGCACTGCCAACCTGGCCGACATTCACGATGTCTCCGGTCGCCAAGTCAGGAACCACGTTCAGTGTGACCTCGGTGGATGCCTCTTGAGAAAGAAGCGCACCACTTTCGCACAGTAGCGCGTCGCCGCCTTCAGTGTCGATGGAGTCGTAGACGATGCCGATGACGCTGTCGAAGTAGTAGCGGGCGTTGCCAGGGCGCAGCATGACCACGCCGTTGGTGGCCTGAATGAGGCGCACCGGAAGGTAGATGTCGTGCCCGTTCATGGACACTTCCACGGGCGACTGGTTGGGCCGGATGCACCAGACCTTGCCCTGGCCACCGTCGGAGGAGCGGGCTTCGTTGACTGCAACCAGGAGGGCGTTGGCGCCGGTGTCCGGGTCACGGTAGGGCAGGACGCCTAAGATCTCATCAAAGGGAGCGGTCGAGCCGTAGAACTGAACCGTCTTGTTGGCGGGCGACGGTGAGAAGCTGAACGCTGCAGTGCTGAAGGTAGCGTTAGTGTTGTCGTCCAGCGTACAGAGCGTGCCGTTGGAGAAGATCTGCTGATTCAGGCCAACGTCGCAGACTACCTGTGAGTTGGCCGGGATCTGATCGCCCGAGACGGGCACACCCACCGAGGAGCTAGCGGTCAGTGTAACGATGCGCGATCCGACTGACCAGCGACCGCCCCACTTAGGCTGCACGATGCCCCAGCGGTTCTTGATGACCTGATCCTCGAAACGTCGGTTGACGGCGTTGGAAACGTAGGAGGCCGGGATCAGCGCAGGGTCAATGCGCGATACCACTCCAACGAATCCATCGTCGATTCCACCGATTTGAGGCAGGTCAGGCATATCACCGGGACGGCACGATTATCTGGCGCACATATTTCTCTTGCAGCGCCACCTTGTCGATCTCCTTGGTGAGCTCAACCTCCCCTAACTCCAAGAACTGGTTGCCCAGGTCGATCTTGCCGTCGACCCGCAGCATCTGACCCGCGGCCTTGAGTGCGCAGATCTCCGAGAAGCGGTAGGGGAAAGCGTAGGCACTGGCCTCACCGGCGGTCGAGAGCAGGGGAGGTGTCTTGCGGAACTCGAGCCAGACGTAGGGCAACTGATCTCCGACCAGCACGCCGTCATCAGTGAAGGTGTAGGTGGCCTCCTGCTGGCGCCAGGACACGCGGGGGTCGCCCGGCCAGACCGAGAAGGTCTCACCGATGGGGACTGCCCGGGTAGTGCCGTCGGGGTTGTTGGTCTGCGAGATGTTGCGCAGGAACTTGTTCAGGATGCCCCAGTAGGCGGTGTTGGTGGGGACGGTTCCAGCCGGTGGGACAGCATAGGCCTGATAGTGCTCTTGGGTCACTGGATACAGCACAATCTGCCCGACAGTGTAGGCGGTGCTGAAGTCCCAGTTGCCGTCGTTGTTGCCGTAGCTGGGTTGAGCCTCGGCCCAATAGATTGAGTTGAGTGAGCCCTTGGGACCATTAACGGTCGGCGTCTGGCCACTGGTCGGGGTGATGTTGACCCACTGGTAGTACTTCTCCTCGACCGGGAAGTAGACCACGTCCCCGGCGTTGTAGGTGTTTTGATAGGAGTAAGTGGGCGCAAAGAACTCCTGCTGATACACCGTCTGCTCGGGCCAATCGAAGCACTCCCAGGCGCTCCGCAATGACATGGAGATGAACGTGCGGAAGAAGTTGGACTCCTCGGTCGTTAGGGTGGAGAAAACGCGCCCAGTGAGCTCACAGGCGCGTTGCAGGACGTAATCGTAGGTGACGGTTCTCATTGGCTACCAGGATTTACACGCCCAAAACTTGGCGGAGAGTTTGGTGCCCGGCTCGTCACAACCATGACGGGCGCGGAAGGATGCACGCCGCTCCGGGATGTGCTTCTTGATCGTCATGTCCGGGTCTCCGAAACGCACGAGAGCGACCTTGTCGCCTTCCTTGGCAAGGACAGCGAACTTCTTCGACTCGCCGGGAGTGCGCTTGGGCTTGTTGTAGCCCGAGAACTTGTTGCCCTTGTAGTTGATCATTGCTTCGGCAGTGCGTACCAGCCGGCAGGCAGCGTCACCGTGGACGGCCCCACCAGCTTCTTGTCAGAATCGAATCCGTACACGCTGGCCCTGGTGGGTTTGGCCAGCATCACCGGGTCACCGGAAGGGACCAGGACCACCTTGGTCATCTGGCAACCGAGGCAGTCCAGCAATGCGATCAGCCAGATCGTTCTTGAGAGCCTCGGGTGCTTTGCCGTGTTGAACATCGGTGGGTGGTGTTTCCCTGAGCCAATCCAGAAGGGCCTTCAGGATCTGGTAGATCCAGTTCACTCGGCCTTCTTCTCGGCGTCCTTGGCCCAGATCAGACCGATGCCAGCGGTCACCGCGGCGATGGTCGTGGTGATGTCCAGATGGGTAGTCGGGTCACCGTCGAACAAGGCCTTCATAGCCCCACCGATGGCAACGAGGATGGCACCGATGCCGGCGAGAGTGGTCTTGGTGTTCTTCATTTTCTAAAGAGTTTGTAAGCCCCGTAAATGGCGCAGAGCAGGCCAATCACGGCGGTGATGAGTCGAACGATGTCGGTCAGCCAGGGGATAAACGAAACAGCGGTTGCCGCTGCTGCTCCTCCCATGGAGGCGATCATCTGATTTGTGTCACCGCCGTGATTGGATGTGTCCATTTACTCGGAGGCTTTGGGGTTCTCAGCTTGTGAAATCAACACTTCAACAATCGGAACGGCGACCTTTGCGTTCTGGTAGCCGCCCGCTTTGATTGCGATGTCGATGAGTTGCAGCACGGTGTTAAACTGCTCTTGCGTGAGTTCGATCTTGATCATGCGACCGGAGAATCGACAACGGTGGCCGGCTCCGCAACCAAAACCGGCTCGGGAGCGGGAGGCACCCACGGCAGCGGCAGACTAACAACCGGCGGGTTGATCTGCGCTTCGATCTGCGCGGTGACGTTCGCTTCGATGGCCGACTTGTCCACGCCGTTTGCGTAGCACCAGTCTAGCACCTGCTGCTCGGTCAGATCGGCGTAAGGAGTGAAGCTACCAGTCGGCGGAGCGAAGCTGCACGAGCCGTAGCAGGTTCCGCTGTACGATTCCTGCGAGCCGTTGCAACGCCAGTCGGCGGTGATTACGACATCGGTGTAGGAGCCTTCGGTCGGTTTTACGAGAAGGCGTTCGATGAGCCAGAGGATGGTGGGCATGGTAGGATTAGAATAGGTCGTTCCAAGTAGATCCGTTGTAGCACTTCAGCTTATTGCTGCTGCTGTTGTAATAAACGTCTCCAGCTTCAGCACCGCCAGGATCGGCAGCGAGAGGGACAAAGCGAACTTGACCATCTGTTTTAACAATCATGCGTTGAGTATTGGTGGTTCCAATCGAAACAGATCCAGATTCTCTATTGTTGATTGAAAAATTGTTTACTGATGTAACAAGAGCAGTTCCATCATTTGCGCTTGATCCTGTGGTGCTGTTAAGGAACTTAAGCTCTGATGCAGTTGAACCATAAATAGTGATTCCTGTTCCTCCAGATTGAAGTGCCGACGATGATTGACCCAATGCGAGATTCCCACTCGCATCCAGCGTCATCGCTTGCGTGAAGGTGATGGCGTTTCCAGCTGTGCCGGAGGGGGCGACAAACCACGAATGAACCGACGAAGCGCGATAGAGTGAAGCGGTGTCAGTTTGCAGGTATTTGTAAGCACCCGCCCCGCTGTTGTATGAATTGAAAGAAAGCTCAATGTTTCCTGAAGAGCTTTGCGCAAGCGCACCATAAGCTCCAAACTGAAGAGCTTTTGCTCCAGCCACCCACGCACTCGGCGTAACCCCGATGCCGCAATTTCCCGCTGAGTCCACACGATAACGCTCGGCGCCAGCAGTCGTAACAGCAAACGTGTCTGCCGCTGGATAGTAAATGCCGGTGTTTGTGTCTCCAGTCGTTGTCAGAGCGGGAAGCAAAGCGGTGCCAGCAGCAAAGGTGGAAACACCAGTCACGCCGAAAGTCGTCCCCACCGTAGCCGCGCCGGTGATGGTGGCGGAGGCGAGCGTGGCGGTGCCGCCGGCTCCCAGGATTTGGTTCACGGTCACCTTCTTCGTGGTGCCGCTCGCCGCCATCGATGTGTCGGTAAGATCGACCATCGGGATGGGGAAGGTTGATGGGATGATCGGATTGGCTCCGATCGCCGTTAAGGCTGTGATTTTCGTATCTGGCATATCAGTAGACTGTTAGTATGAACTTGTTTGAATCTTCGGTCAGTAGCAGGTCTGTGCCGTCTTCGAGGGCGATCTTGTCATAAGTTCCGAACGTAATGACAATCTTGTCCCCATCCTCCAGAAGGACGAAGAAATCATCCTCCTGCAAAAGATCCCGGCGCAAGATAGGCGGATCGATCGGGGTGACATTCCCGCCGGATCCGCTGGACGTTAATCTTGTTCCGAGAGCGAGTGTCACGGCTTAAGAGTTGATCACTCCATTGAACGCAACCACCTGACCACTCGAAATCTGGAAACTGTCGATCGGTCCAGGAAGCGTGATACCAGCGGGGATGGTGGCCGACGACCAACTGCCGCTGATGTTCTTGCCGGTGATCGAAGTGAAGGTAGTCGGAGCAATCGTGGTGACCGCAACGAATGGGCCAGTGGTCAACGTGGTAACAAGGACAAGCTGGAACCCGCCGTTGCCCATCGAATATTCAGTGGCCAGATTTGAATTTGCGCTCATATATCCCAGATCTTGCGAATTTGATTCTTGCTGAAAGTGCTTTCAAAGCGGGAGCCCTGCCGGTCTTCCATCCGGCTGAATCCCTTCTTCACATGGTCCTTGAGTTCGGCCTCGCGGGCAAAACCGGTGACCCCGAAGCGGGCCACCGGCTGTCTGCTCCAACGCTTGCCATCAAGGACAATGGAATCAGTACCCATCGGAGCGATATGCTCGATGGACTTGCCATTGCTCTCGAAGGTGTAGATCGGCATATCAGGATTCCATCTCGCTATCGTACTCGGCGACCATGTCGCGCATACCCTTCTCGTCCATGGGGCCTTCCTTCTCCATACCCTTGTCGCCCTTGGACTCGTATTCGGCGGGCATACCGTTCACACTGCGGATCTCGACATAAGCCTCGCCGTTTTCGAGCTTCTTGAGAACACCGCGAACTTCCTCTAGGACAACTTCATCACCAACTTCGGGCATGGCTTGTTGGCCATCCTCCATGTCGGTGGAAAGAGCCTCGACCGGAATAGAAATCATGGGCGCATTGTTGTCAGCCTCTTCACATCCGCAAGCGGAATGAGAAGGGGTACCACCGATTGCTCGATGATACCCCTTGGGGCTGACGGCAATCACCATGATGGTGGCCGTCTTGGGTCGCATATTACAGCGTGGTCGAGGTCTTAGTACGATGCACCAAGTACCACACCGGGTTGTTGGTGTTCGTAACCGCGGTGTTACCAGCGGCCAAACGCAGAGCGGCGAAGTACAGCTTCACACCAACGGTGACGAGCTGGTTCAACGGATCGCTCTTGTCGGGGGTATCAGTGATCACGATCTTCGGAGACAACGGATCATCACCGGTCAGGGCAGGGATACCGAACGCCTCGTTACCCAAGAAGAACGAAGCGATGATGTCCTTGCCAGTGCCGAGACCGCCACCCGCAGGGGTAGCCTGATAGACGAACTCATCGGCAGCGGTACCGGAGCCGGTGCTGACAAACGAGTTGGTCTGATTGACCACGCGGCAACCGTAGATGGAGCCGACCTCGCCCTTGTAGAACGGGGTACCCTTGTTGCCGTAGTTAGAGGCGTTCAACCAGTCGCTGTCGCGCATCAGGTCGCGAGACACGCGTGGGTCGGTCGCCAGGACGTAGCCGCCGTTGATCAGCGGGGCGCGGTTGCGCTTCAGCCGGGTCATGGAATCGAGGACGGCGGACGCCGTCATCGTGGCATTTGCGGCAGCAGTCGCGCTGTTCAGATCAGAGAAGCTCTGATTAGTGAGCGTGGCGGGGTTACCGTACACCTTGATACCCGTAGGGTTCGCGTTCGCATTGACGTTCACCGCGTCATCGTTGGAAATCGAGGATTCGATACCAGTACCGATCGAGGATCCGCTGGCCAAAAGGTTGGAACCGATCAGGGTGTTACGAATCACCGAGTCAACCCAGAGGGCCATGTCCAGACCGCTGGTCTTGGTGGCCTGCTGGAGGGAGTTGAACAGGTCCGTAGCGCGGAGGATGTCGGTCAAACCGATCACCTGACCGTACTGCGAAAGCGTCTTTTCAAGACGGTTCAGAGACAGGGCGCGGTAGTTGGCCGTGCTGATAGGCGCACCTTCACCCGCAACAGTCAGGTTTTGAACACTGCCGATGCTCGGGGCTCCGAAACGGAACATCGAGATCGCCTTGTTACCATTGTTCTTGGGGATCGGGGCCTTCATGCCGAACTGATCAAGAATCGTCTCCTGCTGGACGATCGAGAGCAGCTCCTTGCTGAAGTAGTTCTGGAACTGGAGTTGAATGCCGGTTGAACCGGAAGTAGTGATAGGCATATTTTAGTTGAGGTTGTGCTACTAGGCTGCTTCCCGGTCGAACTCTCGTGCGGCTCGCATGAGCGCATCCCTCTGCTCCTTGAGGGATAACCGCGAGAAATCTTTCTCCTCGGTCTTGAGTTGTCCTGCCGGAACGCTTTTCCCAATAGCGGTCTTCTGCTGGAGCTTATTGAGCTGTTCTTTCAGAGCCTTGTTCTCGGCTTCAAGCGACTGAGATCGACCCGCAGTATCTTGGAGCTTCATCAGTTCAACCGCATGGACAAGTCCATCGGGCATCGCAGTGAGGAACGGAACCCGCTGCAACAAC